ACTTGTGTACATTATTATAATAACATAGCTGGTATGTAATGTCAATACATCGTTACACTCTGTAATCATGATGGTTACGCATACAGATGGGCACACATTATGTAACATAAGCAACACTAATGCACCGCTCGTTGCTACGCAACTCGCTCAATCACCGCGCTATGTATCACATAGTGGCTGGAAAAGTAATGCATAGCACGGAAAAAACATCATTAAAGGGAGCGAGACGCGAAGCGTCGAGCGGGATGTGGCATGTTCGACTCCCCCCTATGGGGGTATTGCGAACCGTTCTCAATAAGGGTATGCCCTGACTAATTTATCCCATTTTTTAAGCAGTTTAACAGCTTTATCACGAGACACACACTTATCAGCCTTCTTATTCAGTTTTATTAATCTTTTCGTACGCTTTTTCAATAATAATAGTTTCTAAGTTATCAGATAGGCGGTTATAGGTCTTAACTACACTTATCTGTCCTATTACCACAGCTAATGTAGCAATACTCCAGAATATGTAGTAATAACGTTGTTTATGTTGAGGTGGGGGTGTTGTCATGCCAAATAGCTTCAAAGGTGAGGGGGAATTGTAATTTAAACTGTTCTGAGCAAGCAGATGCTATCAATCTATGTTCTTTCTGAGTACTTACATCAGTTCTAAGGTTAATATAATGAACCCATGATCTCAGGGTACCATTCATATACAACCTAGAAGGGCTTGAGAGAGTCAACACTTCTCTAGCACACTCTTTAGCTATACCTGCATCCAGCATACTCTTATAGAGCCTTCTAGACTGCTTATATAACTTATCTATCTCTTTATACCATTCTGTCTTACAGTTCTCACCAATATCATCAATACTATTCTGTCTATTAGTAGTATCTTGTCTACGTAGGTTGGGAATGATAGGTTCTCCTAAATCCTCTACATTAGAATACCGTTGAGAGAACTCTTGAAAGCTAAACGATCTATGTCTTAGTATTTGAGCTGCAATCGATCTAGTTGTATTTATCTCCACACACATATTCACCATCTCAAAAGGGGACCAGTGTTTATGTTTAATTAAGTATTTAATTAGTTTAGGTGAAGGTTTGTTTTGGTTAGCGGGGTTAGAAACTCTAGCCATATAAGAGATAAGCTCATCACCTTTCTCTGTAGCATGAACTAAAGATGCACTATGCAACATATAGTTAAAGTAAGTATAATATGTATATTAAGTATATCCAAAGATTCGTTGAATCCTGTGGTGGAATTGTGGATAAAAGTAATATAAGTATTAAGAGGAAGTGGTCTCCGAAGGAGATCAGCTTCCTCATGGGGGTCGGGTCCACCCTTCCCTTCCCCTGTATAGATGTCCTGTTACCTAAACCCAGGTGGAGACTGGCTTTCCAGAATCCTTACCTTTAGCTTCTTCTCTTTGGTCTCTATTCATCCCAAAGACTAGGTGATTAGCGGAACTTTGAGGATTATCTACGAAGTCTTCCAACATAGAATCCCATTCAATTCTTTTTCTATCAACAACAGCTTGATTAGCTGAGATAGAGAGAGCATCTGTGTAATACTTAACACCTTGTGCTAGACAGTCTAATCTGTCGTCATGTTTAACAGCACCTTTTTCTCTACACATACGGGACATCTGATAGAATAGCATGTATAGAAGGCGCTCTTCAGGAGCAGCGTCTTTATTAGATGCATAATCCCATTCAACAACAGACCTATCACATATAAGACGATGCTGATTAAGAACTGGCTCCAAGCTATCGATGATTCTATCTTCTTTACGCACATTAGCTCTAGTTTCTTCTATAAATATACTTTGTTTTGTCTGTTGGATATGTTTTTTAAATAGTTCAGCTACAATACCATCACCGAAGTTAGATTCGATTAGGAGAGTAGTAGCATTATATTTCCTACAACCTCTTAGAATATTCAGGAGAGTGTTGTCGGAGTATCCGTCTCTATAAGCTCGCATTTCGTGGAGGTATAGAAACCCGTTCTTTTGAGAAATGAAAGCTGCCGCTGTCTCGTCGGAACCGCGTCCGGAGGGATCAACACTGCAAATAGTTTCTGTGTAGGGCGTCCATTCTCCTTGGAGCTGCATTGGAGAGTAAAAGTAGTCCCCAGGAAGTCCAACGGTTGGAAGATCTTTAATGAGGTTAGCGGGATCGCTGCACCATATGCAGTTGTCGGGAGCACTGTCAGGATTGACGCTAGTAACAACCAGGTCAGACATCTTAAGAGGAAATTTATCGGCATCACTTAGACTTGTGTCGAGTTGAAATTGGAGTAGATAGTTTGACCTACCCATAGAGGCTTCCCTCTCGAGTAGGTCTTCGTGGTCAAAGCGTTCTGGGTCTGTACAACCCCATTCTTCAGCACCAGAATCAAGGTCTTCCTGGATCTGAGGTGCTAGAAGTCCGTCGTATTTTGATAAGTTACCTTTTCGGGGGTATCTTGCTGGCCAAACGAATGGACGGTACGAGCGCTCTGCCAGCTTACGATAAACAGTAAAAGTAGTCTGAGGAGTCCCGAGATACATAATACGGCTATCGCTTTTGGGGGTAAGAATTGACTCTGCTTCCGTGCAGAGTTGAAGTAATTTTTCACGCATTAGCTCCGTCATGGAGTTTCCAGGCACCTCGATGTCGTCCAAAATCATTAAATCTGCGCGACTTCCTGTGAGTTGTCCAGTGATGCCGACTGACTTTACGCTTGGGGCTTGGTGAGGTGAACAAGCGACGTCGAAGCTGATGCGACTCCAGCGAGAGTCGTCTGATTTCGGTTGGAGGTGACTGAGCCATGGGGTTTCAATGATTAGTTTTTGTAGGAAAATTGACATATTATCAGCTCTTTCTTTAGAAGCTGATATAATCATTATCTTTTTTTCTTTATCTTTGAACAAGGTCCAAAGGACAAAAGCGCCAGTAATCCAAGATTTACCAACACCTCTAAAGGCTTGGATCTGTAGTCTCTTTGGTCCATTTTGCAAGTAATCTGCAATAGCATATTGAGCCCTAGTAGGAGGGGGTAGATCAAGCTGTTGCCATAAGGCTTGGAGGAATAGCTTGAAGTCTTCTTGTAGGGCGGTTACAACGTTTGTCATACTTTAGGAAGTTGTAGCATTGGAACATATTCATCTTTTTTATCATCATCATCTGATTTAACTTTTACCATGCCTGGAGCTGTTAATTCAGGTTTAGTAGGATTTGTAAAGCTAGTCTCTGGAGGACCTTCTGTTAAAGTCTTTCCTTGCTCAAAATCAGATGAAAGTACTAAAGCTTTATTCAATTCTTCTTCTGAATAAGGATTTCTAGCAACATCAATTATCGTATTAGTTGTATCAGCCAATAAAGAACCAACACTACCACCAGCTACAGTCCAAGGTGTAGGTATCCAAGATACAGCATCACCACCTAAAGATATACCTGATATTTGATATTGTAATTTATCTAATGGATCACCTGTCTCTTCATATATACTCTTTCTTCCTAATGTTTCAGCTGCACTCATACCTGTACTAAATCCACCGAAAAGAGTCAAACCTCCAGTCCATGCTAAAGCCTTTACTGCTGCTCTCCTTTCTGGAAGAGGTAGCTTTCTTATATTATTTAACTGATCAATCATATCTCTAGATAAATTACCAAGTAATTGTGGTGAATCAAAAGGTAGATCAAAAAGATTGCCAGTTTTTACTGGACCAGATAGGTTTTCTGAAGTTTGAGCAAACTCTGCTGCTCCTCTCAATATTTCATCCTTTAAACCTGGTGTTAGTAGTTGAGCTTTACGAGCTTCAACTGTTTTACCAATAAAGTCTCCTTTAGATGGATCTCCAAATGCTATATAAGCTTTGTCCCAGGCATCAAGATGGTCAATATCTCCTAAACCTTGAGTTAAATAATCAACTAAAGCTCCATCCCAGCCTTGTCCACCAAAACCAGCGCCTAATAAATCAGCTGCGTTTTCAATTTGTACACCACGTTTATCGAAACGACTAGGGACATTTCCTGTGATAATACCCCACGCTTTACTGGTTAACTGCTTGAATGTTGGTTTTGCAGGTTGACTAGTAACGTTTCTAAGAGTAAATTTACCTCCAGAAAAACTACCATAAGGTCCGATAGTTGTTCTATCTCCTATTGGACCCATTGAGCCCCAGATATGTCCTGCTTGGAATTTAAAACCTAATCGCTCTTCTAAGATTTTATTATACGCATCAGTTTGGTTATATGAGTCTTGTAAATACTTAATAAAACCTTTTCTATCTGTACCTGGTGGCCAACCTTGTTTATCTAATCTCTTGTACCATTTTTTTAAATAAGTATCTCTAAACTCTTTACTTTCAATAAATTCTCTTGTAAAATATTTATTGTTACTTTTAGCTACACTTAAAGATAACTTCTTTCTCTGCTTTGGATAACCTCCTTTATCAGTACCTAAACTCTCTACAAACGAATTAACACTTTGTACAGAAGCAGCGTCACCATCTACTAACCACATACCTATATCTTTATGCCTTCTAAGAGCTGAGATCTCTGGTTTCTTTAAAGGTCTACCTAAACGAGCTTCTTCATTTTTTAGTATAGATATTAAGTTATCTTCAAATTTTCGATTAAAGGCTTGCTTACCTTTCCATTCATTACCAGTTCCATCGGTATATGTAAGATTTTTATCATCTACTATATTCCAAAATTTGATACCATCTCTTATTTCAGGTTTTATTTCTGCCATCCCTACTTCCTCTTAGCACCGCCTCTACCGCGGTTTATCTTAACGCTCTCTGTACCCGTCAGTTTGCCATTTCTCTTAACAACGTCCTTTCCACCCTTACCCATGATTCCAAGCTTCCTACGAGCTTTAGAGTGGGCTTTCTTGTAGGCTTTGGTGTGAGCATACTTACCACCTGGACTATTATCCTTTACATGCTTAGCTCTCGCTTTAGCATTTGTTCTATATGTATCAGTTGATGACTTTGCCATATACACTCCGTTGTATAAGTGATGAATCGACTTTGGGGATTGATTGAGCTAGCTTATCTAAAGGACTACCTTCATAAGCTACTCCTGTGATGTCATTAGTCTTAAGCCAATCACAGGCGGCTTTAAGATCTTGTGTTGAAGCTTCGCCACTTTTGACCCGTTGTAGGAATTCAGTTGTGACAAGGCTATGTAATTCATTAAACTGGTCTTCTGCGGCTTTCTTCATGAGAATAGTTTTTCTTTAACGATTTCTAACGCTTTATCGTCAAGCTTATTATCAGTCCTCTTTACATAAGCCGAGAGTAAGTCAACCACGAGTTGCTTAACTGAATCACTTTTGAGGAATGCTAAAAGGATGGGCTTGATTAGTAGTGTCATTGTAATTTATTTTGAATGGATTGTTTTGAAGTTCTCGGACTTCTTGTTTATAAGCAGCAATTGGAATTACGTCATGACAAAGATGATATACACGGGTTCCAGGTCGTAACATGAAACCACGTTGCATAAACTTAGTACAGTTATCAATCCTGACAAGTTCGTAATTCAATTGCATTTTCTCTTCTTGACGAGCTGCTATAGCTTTACATTGTTCAACTATACCACCATCAAGGGGAACCATAAAGTTTAATTGGGCTCCCCAGTTTTCATTTAAAACATAACCATCAGGATCAGCCGGTATCTTAGGTTGAACCTGGTTGCCCATAAAGAATGGGCTGAAGGTCATTGTCGCTCCA